CTTAGTTAGATTAAAAAAATAGTTGAGAATGCTAAGAAACACATATAATGAAATAATTTTACTTAAAAATAAATATAATATATAATGTCATAAGTAGATTTGTCGTATTTAATTTGAGATGTATATGTAATCTTGTTGAAATTACATATTTGTCTAATAATAGTAATGAATGAATTATATGTAAGTTTTCTTTCTAAATATTTGCGTTTAGAAAGATGATAATATTGTATACATTGTTTAATAAAATCTTCAATAAGATTATTAAACATACCTTTTTTATAGGAATTATTATTAATAACATAGCATTTTTCAGTCTTAATTGCTATATTATCCAATAACTTAATAAGTAATTCATTTGGTATGTGTTCTTTGAATATTTGAGATGACATAGTATATTAACTATAGAGATAAATTAAATTTTTGTTAGTTTAATTTATCTCTATAGTTAATATAATAAAATAAATTATTTTATAAGAACACTAAATAAATTATTAGAAAAAAGTGCTAATTCAATTTCATCCTCATGAATATTATGAAAAATAGTGATATATTTACAAATAATAGGTATAATGGCATATTTTTGTGTCTCAGTTAGCACATTAGTGATTTTAATGAATAAAAAATAGTTATCAAGAATATCCATAACAGAATAACCTTTATCATAAATATCATATAATAGTTTTATAGCAGAATTAAGATTAGCGTTTTGTAAAAACTGTGTATATTGTTCAAAAATAAAGAAGCTAATATTAGTACAAACACTTGTAGCCAACTCTAAATTAATATCTTGATTTAATAGTTTAAATTTTTCCATATAATTGATTAATATCTTAGCATTATTATTAGATACATTTAAAATAAAATCTCTAGCAGAATCAGTAATATTAATATGTTCAGCATCAATAATTTTTTGTATAATTTGATTTAGATGATGTTTTTGAAGTGGTTTGATTTTGACAATAGTAAATCTAGATTGTAATGTTTCAATAACTTTTTGTAAGTTGCTACAAGAGGCAATGAAGTGAACATTATGACTATATTTATCAATACAATTTCTAAATACTTGTTGACTTTGTTCATTAATGATATCAATATCATCAAGAACAATTATTTTTTTTTTATTTTTAATGGATAAACATGTTTGACAAAATGTCTTAACATCATTACGATAATAATTAATACCTTGTTCTTTAAGTGAATTAATGTGTAAAATATTGTTTTGATATTGGGTTGGTGAATAATTTTTGTAATATTCTTTAATAGCAGCATTTAAGAATGTAGTTTTGCCGGTTCCAATATCTCCAATAAATAATATATTTAAATTGTCAATTTTAATTAAAGTATTTAGGATATCAATCGTTCCATCATCGCATACAAAGTCATTAAAAAATAATGGTTGATATTTATTTAAAAATAGTGTTTGTTCCATTTTAATAATTATATTCGTTGATAAGTATTTAAGTTTATCTTAGTTTATAATATTATAAAAAAAAATGAGTGATAGTTTTTATAATGTGTTAGAATTAGATGAAAATGCTGGTATAGATGAAATAAAGAAATCTTATAGAAGATTATCAATGATGTATCATCCTGATAAAAATAAAAATAATCCAGATGCGACAGCAAAATTTCAAAAAATATCAGAAGCATATGAAACGCTTGGTAATGCTGAAAAGAAAAGAGAATATGACGCGATGAGAAATAATCCATTTGTAAAAATGATGAATGGTGATGGTCCTTTAGGTCAAAATCCAATGGAAGATTTATTTGCGAATCTGTTTAGTGGAATTCCTTTTGGTCACATGCAATCATTTGGTTTAGGTCAAGTTCCTCCGCCATTTGCCGGTAATGTTCGTATTTTTCATAATGGCATTCCAGTAAATCCCCAAAGTTTTGCTAAAGGAATACAAAAACCAACACCAATAATAAAAACTATAGTAGTTCCAATTGATAAGATACTAACAGGAACAACAATTCCTGTTGAAATTGAAAGATGGATTATTGAAGATGAAAATAAAGTGTTTGAGAATGAAACACTATATGTAACAATTCCAAAAGGAATAGATGATGGAGAAATAATAGTGTTAAGAGATAAAGGTAATGTTGCTAGAGAAGATTGTAAGGGAGATATAAAATTATTTATAAAGGTAGTAAATGAAACGGAGTTTAAAAGAAGTGGTATAGATCTTATTTTAGAAAAAACAATAAGTGTAAAAGAAGCGTTATGTGGGTTTACATTTGAATTAAAATATATAACAGGAAAAGTATATACTATAAATAATAGTTCAGGTAATATAATCAGTCATGGTTATAGAAAAATAATTCCAAATATGGGATTTTCAAGAGAACATCATACAGGAAGTCTAATTATAATTTTTAATGTAAAATTTCCGGAAAAACTAACAGAAGAAACAATGGAGCAACTTAAAAAAATAGACTTTTAGGAAAGTATATCTAAATTAGACTAAAACTACTTAAAGACAATTTAATAATATATAAAAATTTCTTAAAAACTGCTTAATAACAATTTAATAACCTAATATTTTGTGCCCCCTTTAGCTTAGTGGTAGAGCACTAGTCTTGTATTCAAAACTGAAAACTAGAGATCCTGTGTTCAATTCCCAGAGGGGGCTTTATAAAAATTAAAATATATTATAACAGCATATAAGCATTTTACATACAATATGTCTGAAACTAATATTAATAGTAACTTAAATATATTTGATAACTTTAACAAAAGAGTTATGGAGAAAATGAGTTAATTTATAGAAGTAAACACGCAAGTCCTAATGGAAACCGGAGAGCTTAGGCGTATATACAGCGGTCAGAGTTTTATTGCAAATATTATATTAACATTTCTAAAAAACTTTGCTAGGGAAGCAGCCTATGAAACGAGTTGTGTAATACTAACAGAGTTATTCTGGAAATGGAATAACTTTGTACAAAATAAATATTAAGAAGGCGCGTTTTACAAGTTATAAAAATTACATAAAAATAAAATATATAATAATTCTATATGCCAAGTTTATCAGGAACTGGAGGTCGTTCGTCGGGTGTTAATTATGCCACTGCTGCTTTATTTGATAGAATGTATTGGTCTTTACAAACAGCCCCACATATAAAACGTGGAACACAAGTTTTAGCTGTTACTTATCAAGCAAATACTGGAGCATCAGGAGGCTCGTTAAAAAGAGCAGCTAAAGGTGTAAATTTATATTAATTGTAATTTTTTATTTTATCTTTTAATATAATATAAAATGGGAACAGGTTCTGGACCAGGAGGACTTAACTCAAGAATTTTTACAAACTCTTTTGCGGGAAAAGATAGAGAATTAGCATTACCTTTATATCCAAAAAATTATTTTGGGTTTCAAACTAAGGCTCAGTATTCTTATAATACTTATCATGCGTTAGCATATAATGGTTCAGGTTTTGGTTCACGAGGAGCTCGTTGGGCTCGCGTAAATCAAGTACCAATAGCATTTAATCCACCAAAGTAATTAAAAAATAGCAATATTTTTAATCTAACTATATTATAATGCGAGGTAGAAAGCCTTATAATATACGTAATGTTGAAGCACATTTGAATACTTTTAGACCTATGGAACTAGGTAACAATTTTATTTTTTCAAACATAAATGTTATTCAACCAACTGAACAACAAAGACAAAAGGAATTTATCAATGCTAAATTTGGTGTCTCTAAATATACATCTAATTTAGTTTCAGGAAAAATGTTTAGGAAGATTTAGTCATCATATTTACTAGTTTTTTTTCTACAACGCATAATTTGGATTTAATGGTTTAGCTATTTATCCTTCTTTGTACCTCTTTTTGTTTACTCATAATTATATTAGGAAATAATTCCAATAATAAACTTGTTCAGGTGCCAGTGGATAAACTGATAAGTTAGAGCTTGGATTATTAAATTGTGATACTTTAATTTGATTTTGTCCTAATTGTGATAAAAATTTTCCACATTGTTGAGATTGATTACAAGAAGTTGCGTGTATCATTTTAGCTCTTCTAGTAGCAACACTTGAAGCTCCTACACCTGCTCCTGGTGTATATTTATTCCAAAATTCATTAGGTTGATTAGTAATTAAAGTTCCACCAGCTCTAAATTGAGTACTTCTGCGAGCACCTACGCCAACATTTTTTTTATAGATAAATCCTGGAAATGTGTTTCCACCAAACCAAAATTGTCCATAACTTCCAGAGCCTGTTCTAAATCCCCTACGGCTTGTCATTTATATATATAAATCTTATATTTTATTTTATTATACTTTACACAAACTATAATATAATACAATTTGAAGATTAAGAAATTTTTCTAGTAGGAATATCACTGGCAACAACATAAATAGAATTTTCAGTAATAATAATATATTCAGTCATAGATTTATAAAATTTGCCAATTGGTGAGGTATACTCTTCTGCCGACTTAACTAACAATTTTTCTCCAGTTCCTTCCCTAACTCCGATAAGAGCTTTCTTATCTAAAGAATCAGTCCAATAATCAAACATTACAGGTTTATCTTCAACAATTGATAACTTTGTTGCGTTTTGTAAAGTAGCATCACACGGAAGACGATAAGTAGAGTTGTTAGTTACAACCGTTTGACCTTGTGTAGGTGTAGAGGTAGATTGGGGTACAGGTGGAGCACTTCCAGATTTTTTTTCAAATGAAGACATTTATAATAAAATAAAATTTAAAGTCTTTAAATACTTATATTTATAAAGTATTTTAATATAAAATATATAATTAATTATTATAATGAAAAATTCTAGAAATACGTCAAATAAAATAACAAATAACACTTTAAGTGATACATCTAATTATATTTTATACAGTACCTCAAACTACAAGCCAGTAATTGATAATTCAGTTTCTGAAATTTTGACAAAATTTGTTGAAGTTATATTGGAATACATGAGATTTATTTCAGAAAAAATAATTATGAAAAATAAATTATATTACTGTTTTATCATTGAGAGGGGTATTAAAACATTAATTCATGTTTTTTCTGTTATTTTCTATTTTACAAAAAATTTAGAACTAACATTCTATCATACACAAAAAGCATATTATTTTTATGTTGAATTTATTGAGCAAATATCTGATGATAATGTAACATTTTTACAATTAAGTTCAAGAGACGCAATATTATTTGTTTATAAAAAAACTATTTTTGATCTAAATAATGAATATAAAAAGACTACTCATGAACCTACAGCTGAAGAAAAAAATATATTAACTACTGTAGATACATATACACATATTTATAAGAGTATCGTTTTGTTCATAATTAATCATACAGATTTTAAATATGAAAACAAAAATGAATATATTAATGCCAGTTGTGATAATATTGAGTTTGTTAGTAAAACATTCAATAAAAACATAATACAATCAAATCACATAGAATGTGTATATTTATTTATAACATTATTAGATGACAAAAAAATAAATACATTGGATTTTTTTAGGTTATTAGAACAATTTATTAAAAAAGTAATAAATAAGAAAAAATTTGATGAAAAAGTAATTAAAAATAAAATTTATGATTCAGAATTAAGTAATTTTATAAACAATAAAGAATTAAATAAAATAGTTGAATGGATTTTTTCAGATTAGACTTCTTCAACAATTTCCAAGTTCACTGCTTGTTTGAGTTTTCTAGGTTTTCTTTGTTTTTTCGCAGGTTTTACTTCATTATCTTCTGTGTTAACTACTTGACATTCACTTACTTTACAACTTATAACAATATCTTCTAATAGTTGATTATCATGAATATCTTCTACTTTTGTAACACCTGTAATAATATTAATAGTCTTTCTACGGTTCTTTTTCTTCTTGTCTTTGTTAAGTAAATCAGTATTACTAATTATTTTTTGACAAATATATTTGAACTCTGTTTTTAATAATGCTTTTAAGAAGTTGTATATATCTTGTAATACATATTCTTCACACATTCCCACAATTAAAACACTACCTGTTCTAAATATCATAAATGATACTTCTGTAATATTTTTGTACTTATTTTTATTCTCTGTGCTGATTTGTATTCCAGTTTGAACTTGAATATCGTTATTGTAATAGAATTTACACTGAATTCCAGGATATGAGCAAGGATCATAAATTGCCTGGATATTGTATTTACTTCTAAGAATGTCATATAAAACTTCGCGATTAATGTAGAATCCGCAATTAAAATTGGAATTAATTAGAACAGTATCACTGTTTTCAGAATACGTTAATGGTTCTTTATAAAATGGTTGAAGAATATTAATAATATAATTTAATAAGGTTTGAAACATACCTTCGCTCTGTACTCCAGGCATTTCTAATTTACCTGTATTAAATACTTTAATATGAAATTCTCTAAATCTATCATTAATTTTAATACGTAATATCATTACAAAACAATTATAAAACGCTTGCTTCTTCTTAGCTCGATAACTCATTATATCTTTTGTAGACACACCAATAGTAATCTTACGAATATCTTTAAATTTTATACGTCCATTAGGATTGTCAATATGAGACATAATATATTGATCAACCAAGATTTCTTTTTGTAATCTTTGTTGAACAAATTCTAATTCTTCGTGTGTTTTAGAGTTAATTTTAATTTGTTTTTTGATAACACCATTTTGAGGTTTACAATATGAAATAACTGGGATTTCCCAAAATATATTAAGATCAACAGGTTGCATTAAATATGCAATTTTTGATTTGGTTGAAATATAAATATCAGTTGGTTCTGGTATTGATAATCCAGATAAAACAATTGGTTTAAATTGTGAATAATTAAAGGTTTCTGAATGATTACTATATGTAAGTGGCAAAGTGTTTGCCTCTGTAGTATTTTCAAATTCATCCCATTCCTTATCATTTTTATCATTATCTAATAATTCATTGTGTAAATTATTATTTTCGTCGTCAGATAAACAATCATCGTATTTACTTGTAAGGAAGTTGGACCATTCATCATCAATATTTAAGTTAGACATTTTCAAAGCCATAAGTATACTTCGAGTTATATCTTTATATTCTTTAAATTATTTTATTTCAATTATTTTCTTTTAATATAGAATATAATGAACAGTTGCGAAGCACGAATAATTCGGAGTAAAATTATTCCAATTTCCCAAAATTCACCTACAAACAAGAAGGAAGGTTTCAATATAAATGAATATAGTTTGAAACAAAATTTTTTTGATCCATTTAAAAGCTCTCCCCCAAATGAATTTATGTTAAAATTAAAATTAAGAATGTCTCACTATGATTCTTTTAATAGTTTAGATAGCTTAATTAATGAATAGTTTACGTAATAGCTGTTTTTACAATCTTCAAAATGTATAATATTCTCAACAAAATTAAAATATTCAGGAATATTTAACGTTTCCTTATTACGAATAATATAATTTAGAAAATCCTTTATTATATTCTTTTTATCAATATTATAATGTCGACTTATATCATTTGTGAATAATTGTAGTGATAATAATGCGTCACTATTTTGTATTTTACAAAATAAATCATTCCAAACACTATCATCAATTATACATATATCTTCATTTTTTATATTTTGATTTGATTGCATAAAGTTGATCATACTTCGTATATCCGATTTATATAATTTTTGTATTAAACGTAATGATTTTTCGTTTAAATTTAGATTTTCACACACAGATATATTATTTAAAAACGTAATTATTTCATTTTCTGGAAGCTGATTAAATCTTAATCTTAAAAAATCGTTTTGTAAACCTTCATCAATGCGACTAATATAATTACATATTAAACAAAAACGAACTGAATTTGAGCAATTTTGCAAGAGATATCGTAATGCTTGCTGAGCATTTTTAGTCATATAATCTACTTCATCTAATATAATAAATTTCATACCAGGATTAAACATAGTTTTTGAATTAACAAATTGATTTATTTGACTTCTAATGATATCTATACCGCGTTCATCTGAAGCATTTAAATGTATCATTAGTTCTTTATTCTTTTGATTATGTTTTTCCTGATATGAATTAACAAGATTAATTATTGTTGTTGTCTTACCGGTTCCAGGTGGACCATAAAATAATAAATTTGGGAAATAACCGGTTTCAATAATATTTTTTAGTATTTTCTTATTTAGGGGGTCTAATACAATATCATTAAAAATTTTTGGTCTATAGGCTTCTACCCAAGGTACTCCATTACTATTCTCCATTAATTATAATTATTTATTATTTTTAATACAAAATTAATTACAATTATCAAAATAAAAAATTGAAGTAATCTAATATAATTATATTTTATGGCAAATATAGCAATGGTGTCTCATACTGAAGCTGGATATCTTGAAATTATTCTTGGAGGAATGTATGCTGGAAAAACCAGCAGATTAGTTGAAATATATAACCAATGTAAATTTTGTAACATACCTGTTGTGGTAATTAATCATTCAATAGATAATCGTTATCACGAAGAATTATTATCAACTCATGATCAAGTAAAAATTCCTTGTATTAAAACAGACAACTTATTTGATGTATGGGCGAATTTTATAAATTTAGAAGAAGATATTAGTTTGGTGCCAAGAGTTAAAGATAAGCTTAAGGTTGCTACAAGTAATGTAATATTAATCAATGAAGGACAATTCTTTCCTGATCTTGAAGAATTTGTAAAAAGCTTACTATTAAATAATAAAAAGGTATATGTTTGTGGATTAGATGGAGATTTTGAACGTAAGAAGTTTGGACAAATATTAGATTTAATTCCATTATGTGACAAGGTAACTAAACTAACATCATTGTGTAGTATTTGTAAAAATGGAACACCAGGAATATTTTCAAAACGTATTACTTCTGAGAAAAAACAGACAGTTGTTGGTTCAGACAATTATATACCAGTTTGTAGAAAATGTTATAATAACTAAAACCCAATGTATCTTTTTATATACATTTTAATATGGGAAATATATATATAAAAACAATTTAAATTTTACATATTTTTACATAAAAGGATGGCACTAAAAACTAAAAAGGTGGATAATGTAGAGAGTACTACAACCGAGACTATAAAAGCAAAAAGAGGACGAAGGTCTAAAAAGGAATTAATGGCAGCATTAAAAATAAAATCTTTAGTAAAAGAAAATGACACTAAAAATACCATAATTTTAAATGTTTCAGAGGTAGAAACTCCGGTAACGGAAAATCTTAATACTGCGGAAAATACTCAAACTAATGTATACGAAAATGTATTGAATGACGATAAAATAAATTCAATAGAAAAAACTCATGAAGTAAGCAATATAATAATTACAACAACTCCAACAAATGAAGAACCAAAAGTTCCAAAAAAAAGGGGAAGAAAACCTAAGGGTGGAAAAATCATTCAACAGGTTGTTAATACTCAGCATCAAAAAGAAGAAAAACCTAATATAATTTTACATTTAAAGTGTTTTATGAAAGAACTACAAACAAGTAGTCAAAGTAACAATTTTATAGAACCATACAATTTTTTAGTAAAAAAAGGTGATTTAAATTATGAGTTACTTGAAAATGAAAATGAAAATGAAAATGTTAATACAATAAATTTCTATCGGGATAATAATAAAAACACAACATCTATAACAATATTAGATACATATTATGATTGTGACAATTATTATGAGGATTCTCTATGTAAGGATTCAACTAAAGAAATTTGGAAGAAATTAAAACAGTTAGAACATAATTTACATATTAATAATGTTAATAATAAACGATCTGCTTGTTTTTGGGATACAAGTGAATTTGATAATCCTCCAATTTATATTCCAAAACATTTTATAAATGGAACGTATCATGTTTATGGTTGTTTTTGTAGTCCTGAATGTGGTGTAGCATATTTAATGAATGAAAGTATTGATAGTTCAACGAAATTTGAACGTTATCATTTATTTAATCATATTTATTCTAAAATCTATGATTATAAGAAGAATATTAAACCTGCTCCAAATCCATATTATATGCTTGAAAAGTTTTATGGTAATTTATCAATTCAAGAATATAGATCATTATTAAAAAAAGAAAGATTGTTTTTGATTGTTGATAAGCCTTTGACAAGAATTTTACCAGAATTACATGAAGATAATGATGATTTTATTTTAAATAATAAGATTATACCTTCAAATAATTATCAAATAAAGACTCGTTTGCAAAGAAAAAAACAGAATAAGAGTTCAATATTAAATGAGAAATTTGGAACTT